GTAGCCATATCGTTATCCTCTAAGCTGCTATCTCTGTCCAAACGACGGTGGCGTCTGGATCGATGTTACTCCAAACTAGCACAGATCCTACGACTCCGCTAGTCACTACTCCAGTAACACTAACAACAGCGTCACCTTCTACCGCAGGGCGAGTTACCTCCCCTGTTGCGGACAAGCCGCTTACGAAAATTCGTGCGATGCCCTTGGCCGTAACTTGGCCGACCGCACCCTGCGGTGCGATGCCGTCTGGGTAGACATTCGCATCACCGATCATGGCAAGCTGCCCAGCTACACCAGTATTTTCAACACCCGTGGGCAACACATTAATGCCCGTGCCTCCTGTAACAGTGACCGAGCCTACGTTTGTTGTGGCCTCAAGTCCTGTTGCTGGAACAACAGCGCCGCCAGAGTGCGTGACCTGCCCGACTTGACCTGTCGCTGAAATACCAAGACTTACGCCCCAAGAACCTTCGCCCCAAGAACCTCGACCCCATCCCCCAAAGGGCACCGTTACACCGGAGCCTTCAAGAACAGATACGGAGCCAACGGAGCCAGAAGCCTCAAGTCCTGTTGGAGGGACAACCGCACCTGCTTCAACAGAAACCGATCCTACCGCAGTGGACGCCTCAACACCTGTAAAGGCGTATTTTACAACTACGTTTACTGAGCCAACGCTAGTCGTAAGTTCTGGGGAAACCGAAGTTCCCCAAACGCCCTGTCCCCAAGGTCCTCCGCCCCAGTATCCCGCTACTTGAGCCGTGGCACCTTGGCCTTCAACCACAGTAACTGAGCCGACTTGCCCTGATGCAGCAGAAATAGTGGAACCAGTTCCAAAATCACCGCTACTCCAAGTGCCTCGGCCCCAGCCTTCAAAAATTACTGTGACATCCGCCATGGGCTTATCCTATCTTAGGCGATACGGATAATAGCGTTAGATGCGTCTGCTGTCGGGAATACGATCTGGAAATCCCCTGACGTGGAGGATTTGTCTGAACCAAAGTCCAAGACAACAACAGTGTCCGTAGTGTTTGAACCGCCACCTGTTTGCGAGTTGTAGATCAACGCGCCACGAGCAGTGATCGTCGCAGACGTAAACGTGATGTCGTCAAAGTCTGTGAACGCTGTGGTCGAAGACGATGTAGGCGTGACGTTTGTCAATGTGCCACCACCAGCTGCGTAAGAACCAGACGCCGATACTTCGTTCGTAGCAGTATAGTCGGTAGTTGCCGCAGTAAACGTGGCGTTATTGTCATACAAAGCGATCTTGAATTGATCGTTCCCGTTAGTAAAGTCGTGTTGACCTTTCAAGAGTTCTACCTTGAAAGACGTACACATATAGTTTCCAGTAAAGGCCATGGTTATAGTCTCCTTATGAGTTCAGCCAGATCGGGATGTCCCGCGTCTTTAAGTGTGTTATACACTGTTGTGCGGTCACTGCGAATAGCCTGCCGCATATAATATGCAACAACCTTTTCGATGTGCTTAGAGAAAGCACGGGCTTGGTCCCTAATACCTGGGTGGGTACTATCGGAGACCGAAATCACTTTTTTAACGCATTGCTCCGCTAATTCTTCCGGAGTAAAGCCTCGGTTCTCGGTGGTTTTTACACCAACGATGGGGCTATTCTTATCAACATCTACCTTAAACTCAAACATTATTGTTTAGCCCTTATAACTCTACCAGTACGATACTCGTCGGTAGTTTCTTTAGCTTCACCCAGCATTTTAAGGCCGATCAACGATTCTTGGAAGCGTTTATCGTAAACGCCCATTAGATTCGGATCGCCCTTCATGTAAACATACGCCTCGATCAACGAAGCGTACAACAGAGTTAACTCTGCATTTTCACTCAGCCAAGTCGTACCTGTGTCCGGAAGAGCAGTGATGCTTTGCGGACGATAGTAATAGTGCAACTCCATTAAATAAGCCGCTTCGGGCGTGGGAGCCAGCAGGAAGTTCCCGATGTCGAAGATCGCATAATACCGAGGCTGACCCTCTGTAGTATCGTCCGGCGTGTACGTTTGAAGAAAGCTCACGTCCTTAAACTCAACGAAAATCTTGTCGTTAGTGGCTGGATCAACATAGCTCAACGAGAACGGAGCCAAAAAGTCTGACGGGCATGGCAGATACTTCTTCGACGCAAGCGCATTCGCTGTAGCGTTCTTACGGAACAAGCTCAGTTGCACGTTCTTTAGAATCCGCTCTTCAGCCTGACGGATAAACAAAGGGATGTTGCGGATAAACGAGGCTTCGTTGTTTTCCGTATAGTCTTCGATAGCCTGTTTAAGCTCCGCGTATGTAAAACTCATGTTGTCACCACCGTTACTGTTCCAACCGAGCCTTGAGCGACCAAGTTATCAGGAGGGCTGATACCTGGAATGTACGCAAAACCAACCGGATTCCATCCCCACTGTAGCGCCCTTTGCTCCTCAAGACCAGTCTCTGGTCTAGGGTTCATCAACGCTTGTGGATCAGGAAATGCCTGCGGAGGGTTTAACTGCGGTTGTTTTGTCTCAAATTCGTCTGGGCCGACCTTGGCACCCGTCCATTCCACCTTCATGTCACGAAGACGGTAACGGCGACCAGACCGATCAGATATCCCCCAAGCATTCTTTCCCGCAGCGTAAGACATCAGACCCTCAAGTAGCTCAAGCTAGGTTGCAGTTTCAACGGAGTACGACCTTGATCTTCGTCCGCCGCACGTTGGAACTCTTCCTCGTAGATAGTCTTCAACATCTGAACTCTATCTGGGGCGCGTTTGACCGCCATGTAGTATGCCAACCCAGCAACCATGCACGGGTAGAACCGGAAAGGCATGTCCGTTGTGTTGACCAAATCGTCAGCGTCTTCGATACGGCGGACGTAGTAATAACGAATCTGGTCAGTAGAGTTCTCAGGGACAGACCAAAGATATAATTTCGGATCGATCTGACGATCTAACCAAAACTGACTTGGCCGACCCTGCGTTGTTTTATTCGGCAGCGTGGCGTAGTCACCACGGCTGATCCGCTCGATTTCGTAGTCTGTGTTGTTTCTGCGCAGGACAACGTCCAGTACGTCAACAACACCGGACTCTAACGTATACTCCGCTGTGCCTTGCGTAGCAGTGAAATAGGCTTGCTTCACCGTCCACAGGTTTAGACCTCGGTTAGCCCACTCAGCAAACATCAGGTTCAAAGATCGACGCGCAGTACGAGCGTCGTATCCAGTGCGAACCTCTAGCCCACACCGCTCGTACGCTTCCTCGATGATCTCACCGACATCAAGATTGAAGTCTCTTGAACCTGAAGTTGCCATTAGCTGCTTCCTTTAAACGATCCACCGCGGCCAGCCATAACACAACCACCAGCGTTGTAGCCCTTAACCTTGCCACCGTACTTGTAGCCTTTTTTAATCATGCCGCCGCCCATATAACCGTTGAGCATCCCACCATTTTTCTTCTCAATGACACCGCGACCAATCAAGACATCCTTCTTCGTCACTTTGCCGTCACCACTTAGATCCTTCATAGCATACCCTTTCCGGTTATCAAAACACTCTTACCAAGCCACCATTGGCTTTCCAGTTGATTCGTTTCGAAGATTTCTTTTTCTTCGAAGCTGACGTACACTGCGCCATAGTTGGACGACACGCCGGGTAACTCTTACGCTTCTCGCCTTTTTGGCGTCCGCAAGGTTTGCCTGTCTTACAGTCAACCCAACCCTTCCCATCATTTTGGGAAAACCATTTGCGCAGTGAGTTGTCCTTCTTCGCCATCAGTAATTGTTCGTCTCTTTACGACGCCCCTCTATTACTCCGCCGCAGCCATAAGCAATGTATCCGCCGTCTTTCATCTTCTTCTTCACAGGGCGTTTGCGCTTCTTAGAAGATTCGCCCCAGTTTGCGGCTCCCACTTTTCGGCACTTGGCTACCGCTCCGCTTGCGTATGCGCTGGGCCACACCTTGTACCGAGCTTTCACCTTCTTGGCGCAGGCGTCGAGTTTTTTCTTTTTCTCTGCCATTACTGAGTCTCTCTGGAGGCTTGGAAATTTGAAAAGGTATTTGTCCACGACTTATCAAGGTGAGCCTGCCTTTCTGTCAAAGCGTTTATAGCTTGAACCACATGATCCATTTTAACGTCCATAACCTCGGTGCGTTTGTCCACCGTGATAAGAGTGCTCACCATCCAAATAAGCCCTGCTGAAGCAAGAGTTAAGAAGGTTCCGACCAATAGTAGTTGCACGTTCTTGTCCAAGTCTATCACCACATCTTACACGACCAGTAACGGGCCGACAGTTTATCTAACTTCTTCGTATCACATCCATGCCGTGCGCGAAAAGACTTGCGTCGTTTAGGATCCGACTTCTTGATCTTCATGTTGGCATCGCCAAAACGAATGATCTTTTCTTTCCCGTCCTTACACGCCTTCACAACAGACTTCTTACCGCCAGAAATCTGACGTTTAGGCTTGTTGCACTTCATCTTGGACTTGTCGATCTTTGCCATTGTTACTCCACAAACACCGTTATTGTCGTACTGTCGGGGATGGACGCATACACGCCCTTCTTTGCAAGTATGCCGTCGCCAGGTATGTATACTTCGTCCATGCCTTGAGACGTTTCATCGACTCTAAGTAAAACCTTACCCGAGGCTGCTGAATCGTTGTCGTACAAAACAACGTGTCCTGTAGCTCCTGACTCATAAGTCAAGACAACACCCTGCAAGCGACAGCGCCGTTGAACCAACGCTGCCGAAGTTTGTGAGTAAAAGGATGTTACTTCACTCCCGACCATGTCGCCCTCTAAGACAAAATTATTGTAAGCTGGTTCGCCGAACCCGTGAACGCAGCCACAAACACACCCGAGGATGCAATGATCCCATCATCTGGAATGTTCATGACGTGGTGCCCCGTTGGAAAAGTCTGCGTAAGCAAAACATCCCCACTTGCACTACCGTTCTTGAGAGTAAACGCACCCGCTGCGGCGGCGTAAATTACCACCTGACGAAGACGCGAACGGTTCGGACCAACAACAGCCGCTGTCGTCCCTTGAACCCAGTTATAGGCGGTTACTGGACCTGCCATGGTTTATTCCTTTTTCTTAGGAGGACGGCCACGTTTCTTCTTAACAGGTGCATCCGCCCACGCCTCGTTTACATTCGGAGTGGATGGATCATCTGCTTTGAGTGTGCCGTTCTCGTTTCGCGCACGAACTTTCTTGACACCGATTCCTCGGGCCGCAAGTTCTTCTTCAGACGGTGCTGTGAATCTGCTCATGACTCACACCTACGATGCTGCGAT